CCATCGCGCCGGTCTTAAAAATTCCCCCGGAGGTATATTTAGGTGGATATTTTCAACACTCGGTTGGCTGCTTAATCGAATACATAAGAAATTACCTAGCTGAAACAGGCATGGTTCCTCTTCCCGATTTCTCCTTTCTCCCTCTCTCTGTCCAAATCCGTGGATATTGCTGGGTAAGGCCTTGTGTATTCCATTAAGTAGCTAACCTAAATTGCTAAAACTATTCCAAACTTAGTAGAAACTCAGGAAAGGAGAAGCAAATGCCTAGAAGTAAGTACGTTATCTCATCAGAAGAACCTAGAAAGCCGATGAGACCTGCTTTTACACCAGATGCTAGGGAGAACCAGATGATTTCTCTAGCGATTGATTTGGCTGAGAAGCAGCTAGCTGATGGCACAGCTTCCTCCCAAGTCATAACACATTTTTTAAAACTTGGTTCCAGCAGAGAAAGACTTGAACAAGAACTGCTAGTAAAACAGAAGGAACTACAAGAAGCAAAGACAAAGAATCTCATATCTGCCGAGAATTCAGAGGTTCTTTACAAAGAAGCGCTTAAAGCAATGCGTGTATATTCTGGCGCAGATTTGGAGAGAGAGGACGATGAAGAAGATTAGGACGTACAGCGAGTTGATGACCATACCCTCATTCGAGGAAAGGTTCAGATATTTGAAACTCGACGGTGAAGTCGGTAAAGACACGTTTGGGTTCGACCGGCAGTTGAATCAGAAGTTATATTCCTCTCCAGAGTGGAGAAGGGTACGAAATCACATTATCGTTAGGGATTTAGGTTGTGATCTGGGTGTTAGGGGCAAAGATCTCGGAAGCAGATCAGTCTACATCCATCATATGAATCCCATATCCATCGAGGACATACAGAAGTCCACGGAGTTTCTACTCAACCCCGAATATTTGATAACGACATGTATGGATACGCACAACGCGATACATTACGGGGATGAGAAATTCCTTGACAACAACAAGATTGCAGTGAGAACAAAGAACGACACATCACCATGGAGGAAAAGCCCAAATGGCAACAACTAAAAAAAAAGCTGTCACCACGCCGGTGGCAGTTGAACAAGAGAAAATTGACACGACAGTGAGAGATATTTCCAAGGAAAAAATTGGAATTGTGTCGGGATGCAGCATCCTGAATGTCAGAAAGATCCCAAATCCGCTCAGTGAAGTTCTATTCACAATCGCCCGTAGAACCCATGTGAAAATTGATTTGGAAGGGTCAACGGAGAGATATTACAGAGTCGTACTTCAAGGTGTCGAGGGCTTTTGCCAGAAAGATTTCATTGAGGTATAGTCATGCCGACGCCCTCATTCAAAGATCAGAGTATATTGGATTCAACGAAGAAAATTCTTGGTCTCTCTGAGGATGACATTTCTTTTGACGATCAGATCATCACTCATATCAACACTGTTTTTTCAGATTTGACACAGATGGGAATCGGCCCATCCGCCGGTTTTATCATCGAAGATAAGACACAGAAATGGTCGGATTTTATCAAGGATGAATCGCTTCCGGATAACACGGTTGTCCTATCGCGAGTCAGAACCTATCTTCCGGCCAAAGTAAGAATGATGTTTGATCCTCCCTCCGGCAGCGTTCATATGGACGCCCTGAAGGCGGTTATTACGGAATCCGAATATAGACTCTACGTCGCAGCAGGAGGTCATTAGTTTATGCGAAACACTTATATTGTCAAAAGAACAAACGTTTTATCCCACGCCGGAATCAAAGACATGAAGTGGGGTATTCGGCGTTTCCAGAACAAAGACGGGACTCTAACTGAGGCTGGAAAACTTCGATATAGGAGTGGCGGGGATTTTGCCCAATCGGTAGATTCCCGTGGTAGGAGAACCGAGAATATGACCGAGGAAGGTAAGAAAAACTACAGCTCAAGAGCCTCCGTTGCTTCGAATGTCTCGAAAGGTCTTGAATCTGCGGCAAAACTTACCGATATCGGGAAACAAAAATCAAAGACTACTAGACCAAACTACGATAATGTTACTGATGAAGAACTCAAGAAACGTGTTGCAAGATTGAGTTTGGAAGAGCAATATGGGAGACTTTCCGGAGACGCCAAAAAGGTCCGCACTGGTTCCGATTGGGTTCATGAGATTCTTCAGACGGGTTCGATTCTGGCAAGTATGGCGGGCACTGCTGTCTCAATTTATATTGCATTAAAAGCTTTAAGGGGCGGAAAAGTCGTATGATCCGCGTAACATATCCGAACGAGCTTTCTCACTATGGTGTCAAAGGTATGCGTTGGGGCCATCGTAAACTCGAAAAAGCTGCCAAAAGAATCTCCAACAAAAGGAAAGAGAAGATAAAAGCCGCTCCAGCAAAAGACGCAATAAAAACCGGTTTCAAAACCTATGCTTCGATGTTGGCCACAGGACTCCTGACAAGCACAATAGCAGGTTTGATGATTGGGAAAGCCAGAGCCACTGGCTCACTACTTTCGGTTGGGCAAGCGAGAGCTGTTAAGATTCTTTCGAAAGTTGGGACGTTTACGTTTAACAATGCCGCACTTATCGGTGTATCCGCAGCCGTAAAACAATCGAAAGTGAACGATTATATTTTAAAAGAGAATCAAGAAGGAGGAGCCTCATGAACAGACAAGCATATCCCAATGAACTTTATCACTACGGAGTATTAGGAATGCGTTGGGGGCAAAGAAAAGCCTCCGGTGGAAACGGCATTCAAAGCAAGATCAAATTACCAAAAAACACATCCCCAACACCCAGAACGCCAGACGAACAAAAAGCCAGAGCCCGTCGAATTCGTCGGGGGATGGTTGTCGGTGGGTCCATCCTCGCCCTTATCGGAGCCGGTATCGTCGCTGATAACAAATTTGCTGCTCGTCAAGGTCTTCCGAGTATTATTGATCTTGGAAAAGTGTGGGCAACTAAGGCTACCAAAGGTAGCATTCTATGAACAGACAAGCATATCCGAATGAGCTTTACCACTATGGCATTTTAGGTCAAAAGTGGGGTGTTCGACGTTTTCAGAATCCCGATGGTTCTCTGACAGAGGCTGGAAAAAAAAGAGTGTCAAAAGAATTCGATAAAACGTTCGATGCTGGGTATAAAAAATACGCAAAAACAGGCCCTCATTTGAATGCTTATAACAGAGCGGCCGATGAAATGAATAATGGCATGATTGACAAATTCAATAAAAAACATTGGAAACCGAACATGACGGAAAGCCAGCAGGACGATTATGTTCACGCGTATGAGAATCTATTCGAAGAGATCTACACCAAACATCAACACGATTTGGTAAAAGAATTCTCCAAAACTAGCCCAGAATTTAAGTTTGCGGAGGATGTTTTAAAAAAATACGGGAGTGAGTTTGTCGGACCCAAAAACGAGTGGAAAGTCAACTTCATAAAAGAACATCTCATTACTAAGAAGGACTGATATTATGCTCTCTAATACGGCTGTGCCAATCTATTACGGCCGCTTTAGAGAAGCGGTTCTTGACGGAAGAATCCCTGTTTGTAAAGAGATTTCAATGGAGATGAATCGCATTGATAATCTTATAGCAGACCCTAACTTTTACTACGATGATTTAGCCGTGGAGGGTTTTATAAAGTACTGCGAGAACGAATTAACGCTGACAGATGGTACTGACTTGGTTCTTCTTGACTCCTTTAAACTATGGGCCGAGCAAATTTTCGGTTGGTATTACTTTGTAGAACGAAGTGTCTTTGTTCCGAGTAAGGATGGGAGAAGCGGTTACTATGAGAAGCGTTTTATCAAGAAGCGCCTCGTCAACAAGCAGTACCTAATCGTTGCTCGTGGAGCAGCTAAATCCATGTACGGCTCTGTTCTACAAAGTTACTCTCTGAACATTGACACATCAACCACATATCAGGTAACAACCGCCCCAACAATGAAACAGGCTGAAGAGATTCTATCTCCTATCAGAACATCTATCGCAAGAGCGAGAGGACCCCTATTCAAATTTTTAACAGAGGGCTCTTTGCAAAACACCACTGGCTCCAAAGCGAACAGAGTCAAGCTTGCAGCGACAAAGAAAGGTATTGAAAACTTTTTGACTGGATCGTTGATCGAGATAAGACCTATGCGGATTGACAAGCTTCAAGGTCTTCGCTGTAAGGTTGCAACAATCGACGAATGGCTATCTGGTGACGTTCGAGAGGATGTAGTAGGGGCCATAGAGCAAGGTGCTTCGAAAGTTGAAGACTATCTTATCGTTGCAATGTCTTCTGAAGGCACTGTTCGTAATGGTAGTGGTGATTCAATCAAAATGGAGTTGATGGACATACTTCGCGGAGAGTATTACAACCCACACGTGTCCATTTGGTATTACAGACTTGATTCTATCGATGAAGTCTCCGATCCAAACATGTGGCCAAAAGCCAATCCAAACATTGGGAAGACGGTTTCCTACGAAACCTATCAACTTGACGTGGAAAGAGCCGAGAAAGCCCCCGCAACAAGGAACGATATTCTAGCAAAGCGCTTTGGTATACCGATGGAAGGCTACACTTACTTCTTTACCTATGAAGAAACACTTCCTCATAGAACTAGAGATTTTTGGAAATTGCCTTGCGCTCTTGGTGCAGACCTTTCACAGGGCGATGACTTCTGCGCCTTCACATTCCTATTTCCTCTGAAAGGTGAAACTTTTGGTGTAAAGACTAGAAGCTACATAAGCTCTTTCACCCTTCACAAACTTCCCCCAGCGATGAGGTCAAAGTATGATGAGTTTATGCAAGAGGGCTCTTTGATTGTATTTGAAGGGACTATTCTTGACATGATGATAGTCTATGACGATCTTGATAGGTTTATTATCGCACATGGCTACGATGTAAGAGCTTTGGGATTTGACCCATATAATGCAAAAGAGTTTGTCGAAAGATGGACTTCAGAAAATGGTGCATATGGAGTCGAAAAAGTAATTCAAGGTGCTAGAACAGAGTCGGTCCCGCTTGGAGAATTGAAGAAACTAGCGGAACAAAGGTCTCTCATATTTGACGAAGAGCTCATGACTTTTGCGATGAGTAACTGTATAACCATGGAAGACACAAATGGTAATAGAAAGCTCTATAAGAAGCGTCAAGAAGCAAAGATTGATAATGTTGCCGCTTTGATGGATGCTTTTGTTGCTTATAAACTTAATAAGGAGGCGTTCGAATGAGCACTAGATATTACATAGCACACGAAGGTATCAAAGGTCAAAAATGGGGCGTTCGACGTTTCCAGAATGAAGATGGGACTCTAACTGAGGCAGGTAAAGAAAGATATTCAAAGAATTACAATGGTCAACAACGAACAAGAGATAGGAGAATCTATGGACCAAACGCCGTTGAAAGAATTAACAAACGGATGTTGAATGGCGAATCGATTCAGAGTGCAAGGAATGCGGAAGTGAAGATCAAAAGAACAAAAGAGAGCGGAAAAGCTATTGGAAAAAATATCGCAAAAGCTGCTCTTATAGTAAGTGGTGCAGCTGCGGTTGCCATTCTTCTAAAAAAGAAGGGAATTGGTGGTGGAGTTGCCACTGATATATTGACCGAGCAAGTGGTTAATGTGGGTAGACAAGTCGTCAACTCTATATTTAAATAAGGAGGCGTTCGAATAATGGAACTTAGGAAAGACCACTATGATAAAGTTCCATCTCTTGTCTGCGAAGTTCTTGATAATTTGATAGAGAAGTATTCGGACGAGGAATGGTTTGAAGAAGCCTGGAACAAGTACAGATCTTACGTTCTTAGGACATCGGCTGACAATCAGCGTATGCCCGGTTATATTTTCAAGCACTACATCAAACCAGACACGGCCAAGCACTCTGATTATTTGATTCACTATGGTGTTCTTGGTATGAAGTGGGGAGTCAGGAAACAACAAGCCGATATTTCCAACGGTCGTAAAAGAACTCTCACGGATAAGCAAAAAAACACCCTAAAGACAGTTGGTATTCTGGCCGCTGGCGTGGCCGTTGGCGCGACTGCGGTTGGCGCGGCATGGTATCTTAAGAATATGAAAAACAAAAAGATATTGCTCGCAAAGAGAGCCGCTGCGATCGCAAAAGGTCAAGCTACCAGAGCTGCAAGAAAAGCATCTGGAGAGTATCTCAAATTCAAAAACGTTGCCGTCACAATTTCAAAAGGAAGTGACTTCGTCAAGGAGTTCTCCGGTGTCAAACTTGCAAAACTCATTCTATAAGGAGGAGCCTCGTGAACAGACAACCATATCCGAATGAACTTTACCACTATGGCGTTCCCGGCATGCGCTGGGGCCATCGTAAGGCTCGCATTGAGGAAAGAAAAGAAAGGCAAAGAAAACGCGGAATCGATCGCCCAATCGGGACCGCAATTGGAAAAGGTTTGATAACCTGGGGAGCCATCACTGCCGCTGGTTTAGCAACTGTAACTGTCGGTGCAATGTTGTTAAAAAGCAAAACCATGACCTTAGGTAAGTTAAAAGCCTCTGCTATGATCGTAAGTATTGGGAAACTCACAATGGGCTCGGCCGCTTTAGCCGGGGTAATTGCAGGCGGGGTTAAACTTGGAAAGAATCTAGACAACATAAAAAAACAAAATAATTCGTAACAGAAGGAGATCGTCATATGGGCTTTATTGATAGACTACAACATGCCTGGAATGCATTTGTAGAAAACGATCTCTCGAGAGGGAGACGTGATTACGTCAACCTAGGATATTCCACCTCGTTTCGCCCAGACAGACTATTTCTAAGCAGAGGAAACGAGAAGTCCATTGTCAATGCGATTTACAATCGCATAGCTCTCGACTGCGCGTCTATCATCATAAGGCATGTCCGCCTTGACGACAATGGAAGATTCATAAACGAAGTTCCGAGTGGACTTAACAATTGCCTATCCGTTGAGGCCAACAAAGATCAAAGTGCGATCGCCTTCATGCAAGATATTGTGATCTCTATGTTTGATGAAGGGGTCGTTGCAATCGTCCCGGTAGATACCAGTATCAATGCGGTAGAGTCGAACTCCTATGATATTCTGTCCTTGCGAACGGGACGGATTACTCAATGGTATCCGGACCACGTCCGCATTGATGTTTACAACGATCAAAAAGGAATGAGGGAAGAAATTACAGTGCCGAAGAAAATTGTCGCCATCGTTGAGAATCCCTTATATTCTGTCATGAATCAAAAGAACTCAATGCTTCAGAGACTCGTCCAAAAGCTGAATTTGCTTGATGCGATTGACCAGCAATCCGGATCTGGCAAATTGGATCTTATCATCCAGTTACCATATGTAATAAAAACTGACGAAAGACGTAAACAGGCGGACCTCAGACGAGCTGATATTGAATCCCAGCTTTCTGGTTCTAAATATGGTGTGGCGTATACGGATGGTACTGAAAAGGTTACGCAGTTGAATCGTCCAGTGGAAAACAATCTATTGAAGCAAGTCGAATTTCTAACGAGTATGTCATACGGCCAGTTAGGGATTACGCCAAGTGTCATGGATGGTACCGCTGACGAGAAAACCATGCTAAACTACCTCAACAGGACCATTGAGCCGGTTGTTGCAGCGATCGCTCAAGAGATGAATCGAAAATTCTTGACGAAAACCGCCAGAAGCCAAAAACAGACCATTAAGTATTTCAACAATCAGTTTAAACTGGTCCCCCTCGGAAACCTTGCCGAAATCGTGGACAAATTCACCAGAAACGAAGTTTTGTCTCCGAATGAAATTAGGCAAATTATTGGCATGAAGCCGGCTTCTGACCCGAAAGCCGACGAACTCAGGAATAGGAACATTAATGCCAATGGTCAAATGATTGAGTATACCGAAGAAGGAGAGGCCGGTCATTCCGGTCTGCCGAGAGTCATTGAATCGTCTGACAAAGGCAGGAAAAAATTCAAAATTAAGCTCATCAATCAGGGCGGACATGAAGTAGAATTTCTTGTTTTAGCGAAGGATGAAGAAGATGCGGTAAAGGCAGCGATCGACGGTACCGATGTGCCACGAGAGAACATTAAACTCGTGGAAGCTATTTAGGATGGAGGTACAAAATCAAAATGGCGAAGAAACCAAAAGGTAGTTTCGACTTCGCAGGATGGGCGACTCGTTTCAACATCAAGTGTTCCGACGGGAGAACCATCAAAAACGAAGCTTTCATGCATCATGATGGAATGACGGTGCCTCTCGTCTGGGGGCATAAGCACAATGATATTGACAACGTATTGGGTCATGCGTTGTTGGAATTTCGTGAGAACGAGGGTATTTATACCTACGGCTCGTTCAACAGCACAGACGAAGGAAAAAGAGCTAAAGAAATGGTCTCCCATGGGGATATTACGGCTCTTTCTATCTATGCGAACAAATTGAAACATAAGGGCTCCGACGTAGTCCACGGTGAAATCAAGGAAGTAAGCTTGGTTCTCGCCGGAGCAAATCCGGGAGCCCACATCGAGACCGTTCTCGCACACAGCGAGGATGAGGGAGATGAAGCGGTTATTTTCAATGTAAGTGATCAACTGTTTCTTGAACATTCTGATCAACAGGATGATGAAGAAAAAAACCCCAAGGAGGACACGAAAGTGGAAAAAACGGTTCAGCAAGTTTTTGACGAGTTCAGCGAAGAGCAAAAGAACGTCGTCTACGCAATGATCGGCCTTGCCCTCGAAGAAGGCGGCAAAAAAACCCAGGAGGAAGACACGATGAAGCAAAATCTGTTCAACAACACCCAGCAAAATGATGAAGAAAGCATCCTCAAACACGAAGAAGTTCTCGAAGCCATCAAGGACGCCAAGAAGGTCGGGTCGCTGAAGACTTCGTTCCTCGAACATGGAATCACGGACGTCTCGCAACTGTTCCCCGAGACCCAGGCCGTCAATCGTACGCCGGAGACCATCTCCCGCGACATGAACTGGGTCCAGAAGGTCATGAGCAAAGTCAAGCACTCGCCCTTCTCCCGCGTCAAATCGACCGCCGTCAATCTCACCGCCGATGAAGCCAAAGCGAAAGGCTACATCAAGGGCGACCAAAAGGCCGAACAGGTCATCGTCGCTCTGAAGCGCTCGACGACCCCCCAGACCATCTACATCAACCAGAAAATGGACCGTGACGACGTCGTCGACATCACCGATTTCGACGTTGTCGCCTTCCTTAAATCCGAAATGCGAATCCTTCTCGACGAAGAAATCGCCCGTGCCATCCTGATCGGCGACGGCCGCCTGGCCTCCGACGAACACAAGATCAAGGCCGACAACGTTCGCCCGATCCTCGGCGACAATGCGGTCTACACCGTTCCGAAGATCATGGAACCGGCCAGCGGCGAAAGCGAATACGCCTTTGCCAAGCGTCTGATCAAAGAAATCATCAAAGCCCGCAAGGACTACAAAGGCTCCGGAAATCCGGACTTCTTCACGACCGAAGACATGCTCACCAACATGCTTCTGATCGAAGACACCAATGGCCGCGTCATCTATGAAACCGTCGACCGCCTGAAAACGGCGCTTCGCGTTTCCGACATCATCACCGTTCCGGTCATGGAAAACGTCGTTCGTACCAACGATGCTAGCACCTTCGACTACACCTGCCTCGGCATCCTCGTCAACCTGAACGACTACAACGTCGGCGCGGACAAGGGTGGCGCGGTCTCCATGTTCGAAGATTTCGACATCGACTACAACAAGGAAAAATACCTCATCGAAACCCGCATCTCCGGCGCGCTCATCAAGCCGTATTCGGCGATCAGCTTCGAACTCAAAACGAACCACGTCGCCGGCTAAGATCTGACCGGCCTGGAAATTCAAAATGGCTAAATTCTATGGAGTCGTAGGCTATAGCGGATCGGTGGAAAGCAAACCCGGTGTGTGGACGCAGCCGATCACTGAGCGTCATATTTATGGTGATCTGATTCGCAACAGCAAAAAGACCGAAGGTAGTGGGAAGGTAAACGAAGATATTTCCATTTCCAATCAGATAAGCTTTTTAGCTGATCCATACGCCAACATGAATTTCCACAAAATCAAATATGTAAAGTTTATGGGGACTTCCTGGAAGGTTCTATCCGTCGAGGTTCAGTCCCCAAGACTTTTACTCACATTGGGTGGTGTCTATAATGAAGAGTAGACTCGAGCTTCACGAAGCCCTGGTAGATATTCTTGGAAGTAGAAATGTTTACTTCCAACCACCTGAAAAAACAGAAATGAAGTTCCCGGCAATAGTCTATTCCAAATCGGACATAAAGAATGGATTTGCCAACGGGAAAGTTTATCTTCAGAATCATATTTTCAAAGTTATCGTGGTTGACAAAGATCCCGATAGTGAAATTGTAACAAAAATGTCGAAATTTGACACTGCAAAGTTCGATAGGAGCTACATTGTTGACAGATTGAATCACACAGTCTTCACAATATTCTATTAAAAAATACGAGTCAGAAGGAGAAAAACCATGTCCAAACTGCAATGGGATAAGAGCGGCGAAAGATTCTTCGAAAACGGAGTCTCGAAAGGCGTTCTCTACCCGATGTCGAAAGTCACCCCCGGAAGCTACACCAAAGGCGTTGCCTGGAACGGTCTGTCGAATGTTTCGATCAATCCGTCCGGCGGCGAACCGAATCCGATTTATGCCGACAATATCAAGTATCTCAATCTTCTCGGGATCGAAGAAGTCGAAGGTTCCATCGAAGCCTACACCTATCCCGACGAATTCGCCGATTGCGACGGATCTGCGCAAGCCGAACAAGGTCTCTTCCTCGGTCAGCAAACCCGTTATCCGTTCGCGTTCTGCTTCCAAACCAAGATCGGAAACGATCTGAATCCCGAACTTGGATTCAAACT